AAGATAATATTGGCTTTGCCATGTTTACTTTCATGTAAGCCATAGCCATAGATTTTTTATCTACAAGACATCCTACACACATACCCCAGTTCAAATGAAAATCATTACCTACATATTCTATATTTGATTGAGTATGATAATGTCCTTGAACTACAGAAGCAGACATCATTTGTACTGCCTTTACAATATTTTTACATACTTGATGTGCAAAGTATACTCTACCCATAGGTGTTTCTTCCCAATGAGATTCTTTCCAAACCCATCCATGACCTACATCTAGTATTTCATTGTAGTCTTTTAGAAAAAATTTAGACATACCTTTTGCCATGGCACGTCTTAGAACCATAGATCCATGATTAGATTCTAGTAATGTCATTACAGGAAAGATTGCTTCTAGCTTCTTCATATGATATCTACCGATTTCAAGTTCATCAGCAGGTGAAGGTAGATCTGGATTAATTATGTGAGAAACATTAATTGAGTGCCAATCCATTTCATCTCCGATATGAATGACATTCGTAGGATTATACTTATTAGCCAGAGCTTCAAGAAACCTATAGCTATCAGGGTGGTGATAAGGCACGTGGAGGTCAGAGATGACCAAAATTCTAGCGTTTTTTCCTGTTTTAAGAGCTGTAGAAGGGGTAATTTCACCTTTCCTAGGTCTACCCCTACCCCTTTTTATTATCTTTAAATTTACCTGCGACTTTTTCGGCTGATCTTCCAACTGTATATCCTCCTATACCAACTAGGATAATGTTTAATAGAGAATTTTGTACAGACTCTGGAATGTTTGGTGCAGTAAACCCAAACCAATGGGCTACCATAAGACCAGCAAATACCAACATCATTATTGGTCGCCAGTTTCTTTGTAAAAATCCTCCTTGTGCTTCTATTTGAATTGTTTTTGCAGCACCTTCTAGCTCTGCTAGTTCTCCTGCAATGATTTTTTCTTGTACTTTAGCTTTTAGTTTATCTGCTTCTCCTTTGTTATCAACAACCTTATCTATGGTTTTGAATACAGCTCCTGCTACAGGACCAAGTAAATTAAGCAACATCTATCTCCCTCATAGCTAATGCTAATGCTGAAGCTCTATTTGGTGTTTGACGATACCAAAGAGAGTCAATCATTTCGTCAGAAGCATCAGTATATCTACCATCACTAAGTGCAGATAACATACCTTTGAATTTAGATACGCCACCTTCACCCATCTGATAGACCATTTCTATTATTATTTCTTTTGCATTTGTATTTATATCAATATCACCTAGTACACGATCTGCACCTTCACAAGCAGTTTGGAAATCTTTTTCGAATAGTTTATTCCAACCTTCTTCAGTAGTGGGGATCTCTTCTCCAGGTATTATTTTGTGACCATAGCCACCAGTATCAAAACCTTCTGAACACTTATAGACATCAACTCTATAGCCTTCGTGTTTCTTTATTCGTTCTTTTAATTCCTCAAATGGCATCTACTTGTTTTTGTGTACAGAATCCTGATACATACAAATCTTTGTTTTCTCTGATACTGTATCTAAAGTTATCCACATGTGCAAGGCATTGTTGAACATTGTTAAACTCAACTTCTAGGGGTTCTACTACACAAGTGTTTTCAAGGGATGTTGTTAGTGATTGAACACAGAATATAATAACTACAAAAAACTTCATTGTATCTGGGTTATTATTAGTGCTAGTAGGTTTGAAAATACAAGAAAACCTACAGACCACATTACTTTCTTAATCATACCCAGATCTTGCTCTATATGTTTGAGGTGATTAGATTTGATAATATCGATATCCTTTTTTATTAACAGGATATCTTTTTCTAATTTATTTATTTTCTCCGACTGTGTTGGCATGTGTTAATCCTGATGAGTTTAATTGAACTTTCTCTTGTATAGATAGTTGTTCACTGATTGATTTTTCTACAGATGAAGCATATTCAGCTTTTGCTTTTTGCATCATTACAACATCATCTACAGTCATATTGTTTTTTTCTTCTCTTAACTTAGCATTTTTTTCATGTGCTAGATCAAGTCTATCTAGTAAAAACTTATTATGTGTTCTTAGTTCTCTTACTTCTTTTTTAACAGATCTAAGTTCTTTTTGCACTTCTGATAGTGTAGCCATTATTTTACTTTACTCATTGATCTAATAAATTCAACACCTTGTACAGTTTCTATCTGTGCTTCTACTCTTACACATTCTATTCTTGCTGTATCAGATTGCATATTCCGTGTCATAATTCTCTTCTTTTCAAGACAATCTTTTACACCATCAGTAACAGTATGTTCAATCATAGTGCCACCAGAGAATAATAATAATGCTATAATTACTTTAGTTACCATTTGCTCTCACCTTGTCTTTTAAATCTTCTATATCTTCAAGTGCTTTTTCCATATCCGTTTGTAATCTTTGTATATTAACTTTATTATGGCTCATATCTTCTAAATCTTCAGATATACCATCTACTTGTTCAGATACAAACTCTAATAGCATAAACTGCTCCTGGTCTACAGGAGTTTGGTCAGCAGCTTTTACTAGGTCAGCTTCAAATAGTGTTTGCCTGGTTTCGATAGTATTTAGTCTTTCTAAAATACCGAAATATGCCCATACAGCAGTTGCAACTGCACCTAGTAAACCTAAAAGATTCTTTATAGGTAAGCCTATTTCTGTCTTTTCAGATAGACTAGGCATTACCTACATAAACATTCGCCATTACAAAATTCACACATTAGTATGTAACTACGAGTTTTATTTCCTCGTGACCTGTGTTTGTTTCTTCATTATCGACTACATTAACGACTTGTATTACTAACTCACCGTCTGCAATCATTTGTTTGATTAATGCTTTAACTTGTTCTTCAGTCATTATTCAGTCCTTCCATACCATTTTAATCTTCCGTAGTTCCAAGGAACTTGAGAAGAGGTATAACCTTGTACTTGTGGTGCAAGAATAAGTGTATCAACACCAAATATATTAGTTTGAGTTCCTTGCGACCATGCATTGTAACCAGTCACATATACTTGACTTGAACTTGTATTTCCTGACCAAGCATGATGTTCAATCTTTGCTGACCAAAAATTACTTGGTCCACCATAGTTATTTGTGTATCTACATATCATTTCAAACCAAAGATGTTTTCTGAAATCTCTTACAATACAATTACCACCACCAAAAGGATAATAAGTAGATCCACTTCCGTTGTTGTATGAACCACCAATACCTCTAGTGTACCATGTTGAGCCTGTATCTCTGTTATTACTAGATGAGTTTAATAACTGAACACATCCCCATGAGGTTGTATGAGTAATACCACTTGATGCATAACCGAAATCATCCATTACAAGTTTCCATGTATTGTATGTACTGCTATCCATAGGTAAATGTAATTCTAAAGGATATTGACCGCCAGTTTGGTAATTGCTTGTGGTAGAAAGGTCATCTATTTCAGTAACGACAGTCCATTCACCACCGCCACCTCCACCGCCACCGCCTGAACCTGCTCCTTTAGCCATGAACGACCAGTAACTTCCGTTTATTGTTCCACCTGTTGAAGGTGCTTGGTTTGTGGAATTGGCTACTGCAATATAGGTAGAAAGTGTACCTGCATCATCATACTGTACGACATCCTTCTCCGTATAGGCAGTAGAACTAGACCAAGTACCTTTATCGACAAATGCTATTTTGCCTAAGTCTATTGTAGCCATATATTTTTCTCCATTATTATATTGTTGCTCTTAATTCACCTGTCGTTGTTATCGACCAAGTAAAACCTGTTGATGCGTACACAACATCATCAAATGTTGCATATGTTGATGAACTGATATTATCTTGTCCACCATTTGTTGTAGTAACTTGTAAAACACCAGTTCCTACATTGTAATTAAATCCATAAATTTCAGGACTTGCAGTTGTACTACTACCAGTTGAACTAATTGTTAAAGTATTAGCATTGTCATCATAAGCTAAGTTTATATTTGTACCTGCTTGTAATAAGCCATTAACTCTGTCATCAACTCTTTCATCAGTAAAATAAAGATTAGAACCTTCACTTAAAGCACTTGTGCTAGAAGGAACATCAGTAGCATTAGCTAATTCTATCCAGTTACCACCATGTGCATAGTAACCTTTACCTGTTGCATGAACGTGTGCAAACATACCATGATATGTAGTAGCACTAGGTAAATCACTAAGTTGTGCATACATATTTGCAAACTTAATTTTACCAGTGGTAGTAATATCGTTACTACCCATATCAAGATTAGAACCTGTAATAGCACTGGTTGCTCTTGCGTTAGTAAAGTATAAATTTGATGAACCTTCAGATAATGCATCAGTGCTATGATTTGATATGTCTGAAGTTTGTCCTGTAACATTACCTGTTACATTACCAGTAAGATTGCCTTCTACTGTGCCTGCAACAAAAGTCTCACTACCAATAGTCCACTTGTCTGTGCTTTCATCCCACTGAAAAGTTTTGTTAGAGGAACTTCCTCGACTTATTTCAATACCACCATTTTCTGTAGGTGAGCCAGTAGCATTACTGTTTAATAAAATTTTGTTATCTGCAAGTTCGATTGTCTCGGTATTTACAGTAGTTGTAGTTCCGCTTACAGTTAAATTACCACCAATAACTGCATTACCAGTTGTAGTTATAGAAGGTAAACTACCGCCTGAAAGTCTCGCATCAACTCTTGCGTCTGTATAATAAAGATTTGTAGAACCTTCAGATAAGTCATCTGTAGTAGATGAAGCTAAACCAGTTGTAGATAATACACCAGTAGATGAGTTATAACTTAAGTCACCTGATACTGATATAGAACCTCTTGCTCTTGCTTGAGTAAAGTATTGATTAGTTGAACCTTCAGATAAAGAATCTGTGTCAGGATTAGCAGTAGCACTTGTAGCTATGCCTGATAATTTTGTTTGTTCAGCATCAGTAAAAGCATTCGTATCATTATTGTTTTCATAAGCTGTTTTAATTTCAGCATCAGATTGATCTGCAGTTGCACCTGTTTCAATACCACTTAATTTTGTATTTAAAGCTGTAGTATAAGAAGCAGTAGTTGCATCTAATACTGAACTGTGAGCCTGGACATCAGATCCAATAGCAACACCCATGTTAGTTCTAGCAGTTCCTGCATTTGGTAAATCAGATAAATTATTTGACTTTTGTAAAAAAGTAGTTCCTGAACTATAAGCATCTACCCATGCACTTCCTGTGTAAACTTTCATAGCTCCAGAGCTAGAATTAAAATATAAAGCACCAGCAACTAAAGCATTTCCGTCATTATCTACACTAGGATCTGAACTTTTTGGTCCTAAATATCTGTCGTCAAAACTATCAAAAGAAGCTAAAGCACTATCCCTTGCAGATTCAGCAGCTGTTTGTGCTGAAGCAGCAGCACTTTGACTCGAGGCTGCAGCAGTAGCTGAGTTGTTTGCGTTTGTAGCTTGTGTAGTAGCAGTTGTTGCTGAATTACTTGCGTTAGTTTCAGATGTTGCAGCAGCTGTCGCTGAGTTTGCTGAAGCAGTAGCACTATTAGCAGCATTGGTTTCTGAAGTAGCAGCTGCACTTGCACTATTGGTTGCACTAGTCGCTTGAGTAGATGCTGTAGTAGCACTAGTTGCTGCGTTTGTTTCTGAAGTAGCAGCATTATTCGCTGATGTAACACTTTCTGCTGCTTTGGTTGTTGCTGTGGTTGCAGATGTTGCTGCATTTGTTTCGGATGTTGCTGCGTTAGTCGCTGATGTAGCAGCTTCAGTTGCTTTAGTTGTAGCAGTTGTAGCTGATGCCGCTGCGTTACTTTCTGAAGTAGAGGCTGCAGATGCCGAACTAGCAGCATTTGTAGCTGACGTAGTAGCTGTTGCAGCGTCTACTACTAATTCATATTTTGCACTATTTGCATTTGTAGTAAGAGGCTGAGAACCAGATGATGTGTGCGATTCTAATACAATAAATACATTATTTGTAGATGTGTCTTTAACTAAATCTCTTTTGTTATAACTTGTACTTGCAGCCCAGTTACCTCTAAATACACCTAATTCTTGAGTAGCATCAAATCCATCACCAGAACTATTAATAGCAAGAACTTTGTTTGCTATCAGTTCTCCAGGTAAATCTGCATTAAAGGTTGTAGTACTAGTTACAGGATATTGTAATGTTCTTAAAAATTTTTCTTCTAACTGTTGCATCATAGCAACAATCTTGTCTAATTCTGTATTTAGAGTCTGTATTGGAAAATTACCAGATACTGGAAAGTCAGAAGTTCTAGCAATAGCTACATCTCTAATAATAGTAATAACATCATTTAGGGTAGCACCTGATCCACCTAGTGTTATAGATCCCCCACCTGTAACACCTGCACCAATTACACTGTATTGTGATGCAGATGAAGGTGAGTTGCTGTAAGTAAGGAGTGTCGTACCATTGAAAACTTTTAAATCTGCTACGTCAAAAAATTCAAAACTAACAGCAAATGTAGTTTGTCCAGACGTAGCTGTATATTGATTTTTGGGTGTTGTATCACTTATTTGTAATGCCATTATCTTATACTTTTTTCTAACCTATCAAAGATACCATCTAAATACCATATATTTTGCAAAGGTAAAGACCTTCGTATTGCTCTGGCTGTAGTGTAATCATAATTACCACTACCTGTATCTAACATTATTTCATATAAATTAGCTGCTAAACTACCAGTTGGTCCAGCTAATCCCATTTTTTGTTTATATGTTGAATCGTAAGGTTTACCTGCACCTAATGCAGGAGCTATACCATATTCATTATTACTTGCTACTTCTATCATTCTGTTTACATCACTAAATATGCCAATAACTGCAGATCTATCAATCGCACTAGCTATTTTATCACCTAGTTTCTTTTTGCTGTAATCTCTATCAAATGCTCTTGTTCTTAACATATCAACCATAGCTCCTAACCCTACTAAGAATATAACTCCAGTAAAGAAATTTTGATCTCTTTCTTGTAAACCTCTCATCAAAATAGCTTGTGTAGCAGCCATACCAAATTTTTTAAATTGTGATAACACACTACCTACTTGTGTATTCATCCACAATGGTACATCTGCTTTATCAGGAGTAACAATAGTAGTTCTTATTTCTTGTCTAAGTGCATTACTAAAAGCAGTAGCAGCTTCTCTATCTGCCCAAGTATCTGATCTAGCTATTCTATTTATTCTCATACCACCAGTTTCTTTTGCTTTTACACCTAAACCAAACTCTTTGTATTGTTCAAATATTCTTTTAGCCATATCTCTATTTATTCCAACTTTTGTAAGTTTAGCTAATTCTCTTTTGCCTATAGTACCTTTCACATATTTTTCTGATAATTGTAATATTTTGGTGCTTCCTATGAATGCAGAACCTCTTTTTACTCCTGTATTCCAAACATTCATCATGTTAATAAAGGTGAAATATAACGAGTTGGCACTGGATGTTGCTCTTTCAACAGCATTCATTCCAAAAACCATATCATCTACATTACCAATAATAGATGCCCTACCTGCAAATAATAAATCTAATGCTTCACCTGCCATTTCAGCTTCTTTTTTTGATAGCTTCATAACTTGTCTATACATTCCAGAAAAACCTGTATCTAATATTTGACCAAAAGTATTTTTCAAACCATTTTGCATAATTAATCTTGCCATGTCAGGAACAGCTGATAATGCTCCTTGTAAAAAAATCATGTTTTGAACATTTTTTAATGTTCTGATAGCAGCTGGTAATGCAGCACTTGGATCTGATGGCAATCCATATGTACCTCTAAGTAAATCTCTAAGTGCTTCTATATCTCTTAAATCTTGATCTCTTTCACCAATTAATTTTTTTCTTAATTCTGGTTTTGTTTTTGCTGGTGCAGTTTTATTTATAAAATTATCCCACTCTACTCTTAATTGTGCTATGCCTGGTTTATATCCAGGTCCTCTAATACCCATCATAGCAACATCACCAAATACTTTAGCTATTTCAATATCAGGCATAATAGAATTAAAATACTGTTTCATAATCAAACTAATATCATCTTCCATATATCCTCTTGCTAATAGATGTTCATCATCAAAATTCCAAACTCTATTTCTTAAATGTTTAGATATACCTGATGCTTGGAAAGCAAACTCTAAATCAAATGTATCATCTCTACCTATTGGATTTTTTGGTAATTTATTAAATGGCATAGATGTTAGTATGTCATCTACTACCTCATCCAACTCTTTAGATGTCATTTGTATACCTTTGTTTTTAAATGCAATAAGTAAATCTTTTTTAAACTGATTTATATCTTTTCTAATTAAATCCCTTCTCCAGTATCTAGGTAAAAAATCTTTTCTCAAAGGACCAGTTGCATTTATTGTGTCTAATCTCGCTTGTTCATCATCTATTCTTTTTAATATATCTTGTAATGAGTATTCTTTATTTTTTTGAACTATTTTTGTTTCACCTCTACTTCTCATTCCATCTCTTGTTTTTTTCAAACCTGCTATAATAAGTTTTGAATATAAACTAAATAATTCTTCTGCATCTGCTTCTCTACCAATTAATGTAAAGAAATTTTGTCTTATTGTTCTAGCTACATTTACTGCTTCTGGTAAAAATCTACCTTGCCCAAAATTACTAGCTATCAAAGATCTAGATACTTGTTTTCTAAATTGTACCTCTGACATAATATTATTTTTCTTAAAAAAGTTCTTAGCTCTATTTTTTAAGTTTGGTGTACCGAGGTTGTTTTCTTCATAAACTCTTTTTAAATATTGTTTATATGCATCTTTAACTGCTCTAATATTATCTACTACATATAAATTTTTTCTTGCAATATTTGATTCTATAGATCTTGTTGTTTCTATACCTTTTAAATTTTTATTTTGTATTAACTTTGTATCCATCATATCCGTAGCTATTTGTCTAACTGATAATAGTTTAGATTGTATGGCTCTAAACATAGGTGTAATAGGAGTATCTTCTAATCCTGTATATGTTTTAACAAAAGACTCATCCCATAAATCATCATTATAAGATACACCTTTTGATTCAGCGGAAGCACTAGCTCCTACAGACTGTGGTTTAACTTTTTTGTTAGGATCAAAAATTCTACTATCTATATCATCTTGATCTACAATTTTTGTACTGGCAACTTCAGTTTCTTTTCTATCAAGTCTATCCATATCTCTATTGTATCTAGCAATAGCTTCACCACCTTCTCTGTTTCTAAGTCTTGATATACCACTAAGTAATCCTGTTGTTATGAATGTACCAAAAGGAACTATATATGTTAGTTCTTGTTCTCTTGTTTTATCTATTGTTTGTTTATATAGCTCCTCAGCTGCCATAACTCCTGTTACTTTTTTTACATTTAAAGCACCTTGCGTTGTTCTAAATGCTTTTGCACTAAAAGCAAATAAACTAATAGGATCTAATATAGCACCTGTTAATCTTCCAATAAAATATGCTCCAGGGTTTACTTGTATAATGTCATTTTCTTCTTTCAGTTTAGTCATTAAATATTTGGTTTCTTCTGCACTTTCTGAAAATTGGAAATAGTCCATATTGTTTACAAATGGAGCTAAACTCTGATCATAAAATGGGTTGTACTCTGGATCAGGTTTAAAATTCTTTCTATTTCTTTCTGTAAATGTTGTGTATGATAGAGCTACACTATTTTCATCAACAAATCCTTTTTGGATTCCTTGCATTTTTGGTCTAGAAAAAAACTTATCTAAACTAGATTCATTATCTACTGTTCTTGAAACGTGTTTCTTATGAAAACCTTTGTATACTACATTTGCCATTACTGTATATTAAAAGTATGAACACTTTGTTTATCAATGTAGTTCATAATTTCTTCTTCACTAGTCATAAATTTAACACCTGGATACATAACCTTTGTAAAAATAGATTCTAAAGTTTCTTGGTCAATACCAAGATCTTTTGCAAAATCTAATGGGTTTTCATCTAGGTATCTTTTTATTGCATTACTTATAATATTTGCATTACTGATTATTTCTCCTTCTTCAGTAACTAGTGTTCCTGTTGGACTAAAGTATTGTGCTTCATCAATATCTCCATCTAACTCAAGTCTTTGGTTTTGTGCATAAAAATAATTAGGATCTAAGTTATATCTGTATACATCAGTGCCAGGTACTCTTTCTAAAAATACTCCATCTTTTTCAATAGCTATTTCATATGCTCTTGCTAAATCAAATTCAACTTTGTTTTCTTGATCAGTTCCAAAATTATTAATATAAAACTGAGGATAGTTTTCCAACATATAATTATAATCCTCTGTATTATATTTTGCTTCCATATCTTTTACACGATTGTAAAAATGCACTGCTATGTACATATCTTTATCTTCTAATCTTTCATAAATAATTTTATCGTCTACAGGCTGATATGCTAATGTTAAACCTGGACCTGATGCTTCATACTTACTAACTCCAAAACCTTCATCTCTTAATTTTCTTATGGTCATATCCATAGCTAGTTTTTGATTATTCTCTATATCTTTTCTTAATTTATCAGGATTACTATCTATCAAACTAAAGTCTACTAACTTATTTAAAGAGGTTGTATATATAGAATTTAACTGTGCTTCTATATCTGGAGGTAAGTTTATAAGTCTTGATTCTGCTGCTTCTGCCGCATCGCTTTTAAAAAAGATTGGTTGTGTTATTGCTAGTGATAATTTTTCAAACTCTGATAATCCAAACAAATCTGTATAACTACTAGTCTTTTGTTTTTTATCATCTTCATCTAGACCAAAAGGTAAATAACTTGGTATTTTATTTCTTACCCAGTTAAATAATGCAATTGGACCATATTGTGTTTGTGCATCATCAATAACTCTACTTTCTATAAAACTTGCGTTCATAGCATCTAATCCACTTTTGTTTACAAATTCATTTGCTTTATCAAAGTCAAATCCTTTTTTTACATTATCTCTATATTCTGTGTACAACTTTCTAATATTTTCAATATCTGTAATGTTTACATTTAAATATGGCTCACCTCTTGTTTTATCTAAATACAAAAAGAAATCACTTACTTCACCATATCCTGCTTCATAGAAAGCTAGTGCATTTAAACTTTTAGATAGTCTGTAAAATTCAAATGTATTTTGTAATTGTGCTGCATCTGTACTGCTAATACCATCACCACTTGCACTTATGATAGCATCTACCTTAGCAAAGACATCTCTGCCATCTAAGGGCATATTTCCCATCTTCATATTGTATTCAAATGCTTTTATTTGATATAAATTTTCTTTTTCTAAATTTAACTGATCTACAGTTTTTCCTGCCATAGGTTCACCATACCCAGGAGTAGTTTTTACTTGTTGTACCATCATCATATATTCGTTAGTAGTTTTTGATGGAACACCTATCATAGTATTTCTGTATTGGATTAATTGTTTATCTGTTAGTTCAATATCAGTATCATTTTTAATAAGTTCTTTTAGAGTAGTTGCTTCTGGAAAAACACCATCATACCTGTCATAAATAGATTGTAGTGATTTATGAATACTTATTGCATTAAGTGATTCTTGTATTGTAGCTAAAGCTGTAGTTGGATCTTGAAATAAATAATCATCATTTGCTACTATTTCTAATACATCTGATATACTAGAGTTTAATGCTTTCTGAGGATCATTAATATATGTATCTATTACAAACTGTGATTTTTCAGCTATAATAGTGTTTGTTGCTATTTCAGCCATTTTGATTCTTTTATTATTAAAGTTTAAAAGTTGTTCTTTTTGATCTACATAATTTTTCCTAATAGACTCAACCTCTGAATCAGATAAATTATTTATATCTCTAGATTCTGGATTAGTAACAAAGTTTTCAATCATATCATCAATAACATCATTAGCTTCAATAAGTTGTCTTGATAAACTTTCTGTTGTTGAGTTGTCAAAATCAATTGCACCAATAATACTTTTCATTTTTGAATAAAATTTTTGTGATGAATAATCTATTTGTAATGCTCTTACATTAGATTCTATATCTGTTGGTGTAATCTTTAATGGTTTAAGTTGATTTAATGTTTCGTAGTTTTTAGCTATTCTATTTATAGCAGGAGTGACAACATTTGTATAATGTGTTTCAATTAACATATTTTGTTTTTCAATATCTCCAGGATTATTTTTTATAACCTGATCTATGTAATTAGTAGTTAATGCTATATTGCTAGTTTCTAGTTCTTGTGTTTTTGTAAGTAAATTTGTGTATTTCAAATCATTTGCATAATCTGTAACTAAGTTAATATTTTCAGAAAACGCTACATCAAGTTTATTTGTAATGTAGTTTGCAAACCTTTGTGGTGCTTCTCCTAATACTTTATCTTTGTATGATAATAATTTTTGTTGTAATCCTACTAAATCTGGATTTGTGCTTTGTAATTCTTTTCTAGTTTCTTCTACTATAAAAGCACTAGAGCTTGTATCAAAATCATTTTGCCATTCTTTATCCATTATATCAGCTTGGAATAAAGTTATCTTTTCAGCTGTTTCTGCTAACTTACCACCTATAGTTCCAAGACTGGCTGTATTAGTTTGTACAACTCCAAAAGGATTCTCAAGAAGCGTTCTTCTTTTTCCTCTATTAAGTTCTGCTCCTCTTTGTAAAACCATTATCTTTGCATCCCTGCTGCTAGAGTAGTTCCAAATCTAGCTTGACTTTCTCCTGGACCAATACCTTGTGTTTTAGTTTTTGGTGCTGGATTATAATATTTATAGTAATTCCATCCATTTGCAGCATAGCTAGATACATCAGCTATTGCATTATATGCTACTTGTTGTTTTTCAATTTTAGAATTAATTATAGCTTGATCATATTTTGAATTAGCTATCTTTGCATTTAATCTAATTGACTGTATATCTTTTACTGCATTTGATACTACATCTTCTTGTATAGATAAAAATGATCTACTATCATCTAATATACCAGCAGCTCCAGCAATAGCTCTATTAGCAGCAAGTGTTTCATCCATTACACGTCTACGTGCATTTTCATCTTGTAAAGCTCTAAGCTCTGCATATTTTTTTTCATCTTTATATCTTGCTATATCATTATTTAAAGCAACATTTGCAGCTTGTGCATTAGCTACACTACTTACTGCTCCTACTGTTGCTGATATTAATAATGCTGTTTCTACGCCCATTTTAGTATACTACCTCTAATGCTACACCTAAAACCTTCAAAGGCAAGGGTGCTGTTTGTGTTATTTTTAATGTTGGTTGTCTGTTATATCCCAAAAAGAAAAACTCCTTTTTACCAGTAACAGGTGTGACTGGATTATCAATACTAAAATCAACCTGTCTTATAACTAAACTTTTAGCAGTATTATCTGATGCTTGTAAAGCTACATTTAGTGTATCTGATACATCTATAACTGCTCTAGATATTCTTTTTATTTCACCAGTTAATGGACCAGTAGCAACTTCTCTATCTATAGGCATTGTTTCTAAACTAGGATCATAATTAAATCCTACTATAACACCTGCATTATGGGCTTCTTCAAATGTAATAGTATCACTTCCAGATGTTGTAAAACTACCTAAAGAAAATGTACCATCAACAGCATTAACTGTTTCCCCAGTTAAATGAGATGGACTGTTATGGACACGACCTGATATAATTGTAATTGGAGCGTTATCAGCAGGTGAGGAATCTAGTGCTTGATCTAAAACTAATGTATGTCCAGTAGATGTAGCAGTAACTGTTTGTATTTCATATATTCCAGTAACTCCATTAATAGTAATTCTATCTCCTGTATTTGGACTACTAGTATATCCATCAACATTTAATGTTGAACCTGACTGAGAAGCACCATTGACTAATGGAGTGCCTTGTTGATTAACTGTAGTTGTTCCAGAACAATCTAATGTTAAATCATCTTGTTCAGCAAATTTTTCTAAAGTATACTGTATAGATCCTTCTAAATTTCTTTCAACAACACAAAATAAATTTTCATTGATTGCAGTTATACTAGTATACTTATCTCCTGTTTTTGTTTCCCATTGTGTCCAACCTGCTATCTTTTCTGCTCTAACACTATGGAATAATGCAAGTGTTCCATCATTGTTAGTAAAAAAAGCAAACTGTTCTGGTCTAGTTGTTGAACCAGTTATCATAGTCATATCTACTGGTGATTTAATTAACTGTGATGCTAATATAGAAATAGATGTAGATGCATAAGCATTTTCAACATCGCTAAATAAATATTCACGAATAGATTTACCATTTTTTTGTGCATATAAAGTTGCACCATCAAATACTATTGGCTTTGCTCTGCTACATCCATATGGTGTTTGTCTTAAAAATGTTATATTAGCTGGTGTTACAGCAGAAGTATCTGTAGATGTCGGTACAAAGTATTCACCACCATCTGTTAATACTTGTAAGTTTCTTGAAGATACTAAATGTCTAATTTCGTTTACTCTATCACCAGACACAAATACATTTAGGGCTTCATCAGAATTACCTGATCCTACATCAAAATTAAAATATCCACCTACTTGTGATCCTATTACAGCAGCAGGAGCATCTCTTACTCCAGCAAAGTATAATCTATTATCATGGAAGGTAACTGCTTGTGGAAAACCTCTAACAGCAGATATTAATTGTTCTTCCCAATCTGCTTCAGCACTAGTTCCAGCTAATGTTTCTAATATTGTAATAGTAACTACAGTTGCACTTGTATATCCAGTTATCTTTGCTTGTTTACCACCAATTTTTAAATACGTGCCATTATGATTTACATCCCAAGTATTAGCACTAGCTGTAAGTGTAACACCTGTTCCACTTGTAGCAGAAGGAGTAACTGTTACTGATGTAGGTGCATATTTGTAAAAAGGCTGTGTAGTTTTATTAATACCACCTACTTGAACTGTATCATCATCTTCAAACTCAAATAAAGAAACATTAAAATTACTAGCACTAGTTCTTTTGATTTCAATAATAGGATTATTTCTATGTGTGAGAAATACCGTATCGCCAAACTGTGCAAAGTTTAATTCAAATAATTGAGCTGTAGTCCAATTACAATTAGATGTTATATTAGCTTGTATACTTGCACCTGAACTATCAAATACATCTAATCTATTATTTGATAATGCAAAAACTGCTAGTTCATCATTAGAAAAAATAAAAGGTATGATTCTTGATTTGCCTGGTAATACAGATTTAAATGTAGTTCCAGGTCTACGCATAAGACCACCTTCGTCTAGTAAATACCAATTACGTAAAGTTTTAGCACCATTAAAGTATGCATTAGCATCTGTTCTAGTAACAAGTGAGGAGTTAAGTTCACCACTTGAAAAGTTGGTGTATACTGTTCTTAGTACACTAGCCACTAGTACCCCCTAGTCGTTAATCTATTTGTTATAAATCTTTTTGAGTTTAATCTCTTTGTAGAAACTTCTTGGCTTTCAATATTCTTTGATATTAATATTTGTCTTTCTGCTAAATCAGAAAACTGTTTTATCATAGCTGCATCTCTTGCTACTGATCCTGCAAAAATAGATGCTAATTGATATTCTAAACATAGTTGAAAGTATGCTGGAAACTGTGATTCATCTTGTCTGAATACATAATCAGCAATAACTGCAGAAGAAGAACCATATCCATTTAAAAAAACTTTATCACCATATCTTGCATATTGAATAGGTACATCAGCAACAGTTAAAGTATTTAGTTGTAGTAAATCTGGTGATGTTGGTAACTGATAAGCATATTCATATCTACCAGTTGGTGTTGCTGTTAATAAACTTAATTGTTGTTGTTCTGTGGCAAAGGTCCATCTATGTCTAGATAGTGTAGACTCTACAATATTCTCATAAATGTTTGATGCTACTAGAGCTTCAGTGCTTCCATCTGAAAATGAAGATATTGGTTGAGCACCAATCATAATCAATGCTCTTGCACATATGTCTACTTTAGTACTTGCCATAGTTAAAGGGGGGAATAAATCCCCCCAATATCATTATGATAATAATGCAGTTGTTACTGTAGAGGATGTTGCAGCTGATACGATTAAGATATCTACTACACCATTTGATCCACCACTGTTTACAATGATTACATCACCAGCGTTCAGATCGCCTGTCGCTGATAAAAAGTAATCTGCATCATCAATAGTTCCTATAGCATCTCCGTCAGAGTAGTACCATAAGGAATTGCTATCTCCCATTTGAGAGATCTTCTTAATTGGATTTGAAGTTGCGTATGCCATTATTTACTCCTACTCTGCACACTTCTGGATTCTTACACCATCACCATCAATTAGGACTGCTCCCATTGACATATATGAAGTTGTAAGGTGTGCTACTTTCTCAGGGATATAGTTTACTTCAGTTCTTACGTCTGAACCTACGCCCATACCTAGAGATGATTTATGGAAAGCAATAGTATGTCTATCTGTTGAACCAGATGTTGGTAGACCACTAAAACCCATCCACATGAAAGACAACCATCTTTTAGCTGTCATTCCACCTTTGTAAGGTAGATCTGCTTCACCGATATATTCAGCTCTTGAGAACTGATCTATATCTAATAGGTCAGACCACTGTTTTGGACCGACTACCCAGTATCTTTGTCCATCATCTGGCACATCATTGTTACCAAAGATTTCAAAAACATTCTGAGCTTTGTCTAAGTTCATACCAGTAGTACTACCAGCAGAGTTATTTGCTAGTGCAGTTGCACCTGAATTGTAAGTATCTGTGATGATTTCATCAGTCTTACGACCTAAAGCATATGCAGCATTTTGTGCTACAATGTTTCTTTCATCAATATTTACTTTCAATTCGTCTAGTTTGTCTACGTAATCAGCAGCATAAAAGTCTGATAGTGTTGCAGTTACATTTGAGTGTACTGAGTTCATAGCGACAACCTCAGCGTGTCTTGCTTTAGTTGAAGCAGAACCTTTCGCTACTTTTTGGAACTGAACAGTATTTCCT